TAAAATATTAAAAAATAAGCAAACTAAACTAGTATTGTATAATTATGATTCATTTCTATTTGATTTCCACAAATCAGAGAAATATTTAGTGGATGAATTAAAAGGAATATTTGAAGAGTTTGGTTTGCGTATAAAATTAAGTTATGGAACAAACTACTCTTCTTTACAACCCCTCTAATATTTATAATAGAACTTCATTAGATAGTTTTGATATAAATTTAGAAGGTTTGGCTGGGAATAAATTATTTTGCACTTTTTCAACAATTGAAGATTTAGATGATTTAGTATATGATATCTCTTCCACATATGATATATTATATGGGAAAATATTTATACTATACATTCAATCAAATAATGAATACGCCTGTACATACAACGTAGATACTACTAACCTTTCAGAAATCCCATCTGGTACTATTCTAGTACATAGAAAAAAAGAATCTAATACACTTTATACTATTAATGCTTTAAATGAGCTTATTCGTAAATTAAATGGAGGTGTAGTTGATACTAAGTTTCCTATTGAATGGAGACATTATAGAAATTCTATCCTACTTACTAATAAGGATGAATTTAAACAACTAAAAACTAAGATTCACAAAATTATTGAACTTTAGTTGGATAGCCGAAAAAGGCTTCGTATATTTACTGTAATTATATAAACCTAAAATGTTATAGAATGGATTTAAACGTCATCAAGGAGCGTCTGGCTTCGCTCAACACACAACAGCCACAAGGGGGAGGGGGACAAAAGAAAAATTTGTTTTGGAAACCCAGTATTGGTAAACAGACAGTTCGAATTGTACCATCAAAATTTAATCCTGAATTTCCTTTTACGGAAATGATGTTTTACTACGGGATTGGTCAACGAGTAATTGCATCTCCTGCTAATTGGAAGCAAAAAGATCCTATTATGGAGTTTGCTAAACAATTACGTCAGAGTAATGATAGAGAAAATTGGCGTTTAGCTAAAAAGTTAGACCCTAAAACTCGTGTTTTTGCCCCTGTATTAGTACGAGGTCAAGAAGACGAAGGTGTTAAATTATGGCAATTTGGTAAAGAAATTTATCAAACATTCCTTAATATGGCCGCTGATGAAGAAATTGGAGATTATACTGATATGTTAGAAGGACGAGATATTAAACTTACTACTGTAGGTCCTGAAGTAACAGGTACTCCTTACAATAAAACCACTGCCACAGTATCACTTAAAATTTCTCCTATTGCTGAGGATAAAGATGAAATTCAAAAATATATGAATGAACAAGCTGATCCTTTTAAAGTATTCAAGCAATATTCATTTGATGAAATTAAAGGATTCCTACAAAATTGGTTAGACCCAGATTCTGAAACAGAAACTTCTACAGTTAAAGTGAATGAATCACCTGTTCCCTCACCATCAGAAAGTAATTATTCTCTAAAAACTGATTCTACTAAGAAAACCCAATCAGATAAATTCAATGATCTGTTTAGTGATTCAACAGATGATTTACCATTTTAATTAAGTAAGTAATGGCTAGAAAAAGTAAATCACTATCGGAAGCAGTCTCTAAAGAAATCAAATCTAAATTTGATTTAAAAAGTTTTAAAACTAAAAAGGGACTAGATCAGAACGTAAAGTTCAAAGAACAACAATGGATTCCCCTATCCGATGCTTTTCAAACCGTTACTTCAATCCCTGGTATTCCAATGGGTCATATTGTGCTTTTGCGAGGACACTCTGACACCGGGAAAACCACTGCACTGATCGAAACTGCCGTATCAGCCCAAAAGAATGGCATACTTCCAGTCTTCATTATCACTGAGATGAAATGGAACTGGGAGCATGCCACTCAGATGGGGTTAGAGGTAGATGCAATTGCTGATGAAGAAACTGGTGAAGTATTAGGATATGAAGGAAATTTCATCTATGCGGATAGAGAATCGTTAAATACTATTGAAGATGTAGCTGCATTTATTTTGGATCTAATTGATGAACAGAAAAAAGGTAATTTGCCTTATGACTTAGTATTCCTATGGGATTCTATTGGTAGTATTCCTTGTGAATTATCTGTTCGTTCTAATAAGAACAATAATGAATGGAATGCAGGAGCAATGTCAACACAATTTGCAAATAATGTAAATCAGAAAATTACATTGTCTCGTAAAGAATCTTCCAAGTATACTAATACATTGGTTTGTATTAATAAAGTATGGACTCTAAAACCAGAATCCCCTATGGGTCAACCTAAGTTGATGAATAAGGGAGGATACGCAATGTGGTATGACTCAACATTTGTAATTACTTTTGGTAATATCATGTCTGCTGGTACCTCTAAGATTAAAGCAATCAAGGACGGTAAACAAGTAGAATTTGCTAAACGAGTAAATATCCAGATTGATAAAAACCATATTAATGGGGTTACTACAAGAGGCAAAATTGTAATGACACCTCATGGTTTTATTGAGGAAAGTCCCAATGCACTTAATGCTTATAAAAAATCACGTCAAGAAGAATGGTCAAATATTCTAGGAGGTGCTGATTTCAAATTAGTAGGTGAAGAAGAATCACAAGAAACATATGTGAACGCCTTCACAGAGGAACCAAGCTAAAGCTTGGTTCTTCATTTATTTTTTATTATATTTAGGTAAATAGGTTATATGAAGAAAGGTAGTCCCCTAGACATTTTAAATCAAGTTCAAGAAAATAAGGAATCTACCCAATCGGGAGAGAGATATCTTTTAATTGATGGTTTAAATTTATTTTTTAGAAACTTTGCTATTTTAAATATGGTAAATTCTAAGGGAATGCATGTAGGAGGATTAGGTGGCTTCTTAAGATCTTTAGGTGTACTTATAAGACAAATCCAACCCACACAGGTTTATGTGGTTTTTGATGGGGCAGGATCTTCAAATAATAGAAAAAATCTTCTTGCCGATTATAAATCGGGTAGAAATACTAAACGAATTACTAATTGGGAAATCTTTGAAAATCTAGAAGATGAACATGATGCAAAAGTAGATCAGTTAGTAAGGTTAATTCATTATTTGAAGGTTCTCCCTATTAAGATTGCCTCTATAAATAAGGTAGAAGCAGATGATATTATAGCCCACTTATCTAAAATCCTTATAAAATCAGATGATGATAAGGCATTTATAGTATCTAGTGACAGAGATTTCCTTCAGTTAGTAAATGAAAATGTAGCAGTTTTTAGACCTATAGAAAAAGAATTCTACACTACTCAAACGGTCCAAGATAAATTTGGAATACCAGCTAGTAATTTTATTGTGTATAAAACATTATTGGGTGATAATTCCGATGGGATTAAAGGAGTTAAGGGATTAGGTAAAAAAGGTTTACTAAAAAAATTCCCTGAATTGGGACAACCAAATGTTACATTAGAGGATATAGTAACTATATGTGAATCTAAATTTAAGGATAATATAACATATGCTAGAGTTTTAAATAGTATAGATGAATTAGAATTGAATTATAAATTAATGGATTTATCTAATCCTATGATTGATAAATCCGATAAGGAATATTTAAAAGAACTTGCAGAAGACCAAGATCTTAATTATATTCCAAAAACATTTCTTGAAATGTATGATGAAGATCAAATAGGTGGAATCATTAGAAATGTAGAGTTTTGGTTACAAGATGTTTTTGAACAATTTAAAAAATAAAAGTTGACGTTAAAAAGTATAGAACAGTACGGTCATCCTTTCCAAATTAAGGTGATTTCTTCTCTCCTTACATCTAAGGAGTTTTTACAAAATATCATAGATATTTTAAACGATGAAGATTTTCCTAATTCGGCACATAGGTGTATTATAAAGGAAATTATTAAGTATTACGATACTTACAATACTAATATCTCTATGGATGTTCTTAAAGTAGAACTTCAAAAAGTAGAAAATGAGGTATTACAGTTATCAATTAAAGAACAACTAAGACATGCATATGAAGCTTCAGATGAAGATTTAAAGTATGTTCAAGAAGAGTTTACTAATTTTTGTAAAAACCAACAATTAAAAAAAGCATTAATACAATCTGTGGATATGCTTAAGGTAGGTGATTATGATTCTATCAAATTTATGATTGAGT